ACTTATGAAGTTGTACAGTCAGCTACAAGTCCAGAAGAGTCAGCGTTTCTAGCAACAAGAGTGTACTCAGCTAAGAGTAGTCTCTTATCGTTATCACCAGAAGATGCTAAGTCTTTAGTTTGGAATGGGCGTAAGAACGCACACTCAAACATATCTGATTGTAATACAAACGCATCTCTTTCTCTTTGGAATCTGTTAGGCACTACGCTTAACTCACCAAAGTCAGATACGTAAATATCAGCAGTTGCAACAATAGTTCTATCTTCTACGTTCTTGTACTTAGTAGCAGAACCTGTGAAGCCTGAGAACTTTTGCTTGTTGAATGGGCCAACCATGATCATATCTGGATCGCCACCATCTTGGTAACACTCTAGGATAACTGCTTTTAAGTTATCTTCTGAGAAAGCTACTAATAAGTCAGAGTCAGTAGCTGTGTCTGTTCCGTCACCTGTAGGATCTGCTCCCGCAGTTGATGTACCAGCTGAACGTACTGCGTTAGTCAACCATGCAGGTAGACCAGCAAGAGCTCTTGCAGCAGAAGCACTACCAGCAGAAGCAGCTTGGTTATTAGTTAAGATAGACTCCATGTCTCTCTTTAACTCTTTACCCATTTTTGCTAATTGGTATGCTAGTTCATCGTTTCTTCCAGCTGAGTTAACAGCACTGTTAGTTCCAGATACTACAACAGTCTTTCTTGAGATCTGACAGTAGTTTTGTACTCTGGTTGTTGCGGCTCTTGAATCAAAAGTACCGACATCATCACCTTCGATTTGTGCGTTAGATGTTGATGCAGCAGCTAGTGAATCTTTCTGCCATTCGTGTTTTACTTGATCCGCTGTTCCTTTAGCAATGTTAGTCATAAAAGGAGTTTCTGTTGGAGAAATTGAATAAATTACATCCTCGAGATCTTCTCTTATGCCAACTCTGTTATGGGCGGACACTGTATTTGTAGGTACAGCCATTGTTTTTTCCTTTCGTTAGTTGTTATAAGAATTGCTTTAAAACATTAGCAGCATCTCTCATCGATCCTGTTTGTTTTAAGCGAGATTTTAACGACTTTGACTGTTGACTATCTTTGTTGATTGTTTTTGTTGTTCCACTGCGAACCATTTTCGGTACAGGTTTAGACTGTTTAGCAGAGACTTTTGAGTTCATCATCTTATCATAAAGCATTGCTTTCTTGGCAATCACGAATGATCGATGATCTACCATCATGTTCAACTCTTGATCTGAGTAGCCTTCTTTTTTAAGATAACTCGTCATGTCTTTGCGTAAGCCTTCACCTTTAACAGGATCAACATACTCAGGCTCTTTATCAGCAAGGAGTTTTTTTTGTTGTTCCAAGTATTGATTGAATACTTTGGTCTGCTCTTGCTGTTGCTCTTGAATAGCACGTTGACGTTCTGCCTTAATGGTTTCTAACGCTTTGGATTTATTCTCAACTTCAATCTTTTTGCGATGATATTCATCAGGATCAGTTTCATATAACTTTGCCCAATCAATGTTCGCATCAGGTTTCATTGAGTTTTCAATCTCACTTAGACGTGTCGCATAGTCTTGTCGTAGTTTTGCCACCGCATCGGACTCGGACTTCGCTTTATTGACTTCCTCTTCTAAGAGTCGTCTTTCATCAGCTAGTTCCATCGTCTTTCTTCGATAGTCTGAATCTCGTTGATAACCAGACATTAGTTCATCGAGGGTAACTTCAACAGGTTTGCCATTTACTTTGATTTCGTATTTGGCTTCCTCTTCTTGTGCCTCTTCACTAACCTCTTCAGTTAGATCTTCGGATTGACTTTGTTCTTCAACTTCCGCAGTTTCTACTTCACTCTCGGTAACCTCTTGAGGTTCGTCTTGTGTTGCTTCGACTGGTTCTGTTGTCTGCTCTTGGCTCTCGTCTGTGGCGTTTAACAAGTTAGCAAATGCAGATTGTGCTTGGTCTACAGTATTGTAGACAGGTGTAGATTCCCCATTGGGATTGTCTGACATGGTATATTACCTTTCTTTTATGATTATTATTTGAGTTGTTCTGAAGCTAGTTTTCCAGTTTCCATTTCTGAAATTAACATGGCCTCAAACTCATCAATAGCCTTGACTAGGAAGAATATTTTTTCACGACCTTCAACGTCTCTCAGGGGTGAGTTCTTCCATTCAGTGTCAAGTTTATTCCTAATTGCTTTTAAGGAATCTTGTAATAGAGGATTCTCTAAAATGTCTTTAGCTTGTTGTCCTCTAGAAATTTGTTTATTTAAATCCAATTATCTGCCTCTTGTAGCTAGTTTTGTTCCAAGTTTTTTAGCGGCTTGTGCTGCTCTAGTTCTAGCAGGTGTGGAATAATCTCTACCTGGAGGGCCAGATCTTCCTGTACCAGCTCTTGGAAGGGAAGGTTGACGATCTCTTTCAGATTGTTCCATTTCTTTAAGTAACTCTTGTTGTGCAACATATTTTTCAATAGGAGGTAAAGGTTCTCTAACAATAGAAGGGGTTGGCATTTCAGTAGGATAACCCGGTCTAACAATTCCAGTTGGGATTACACTATCAGTAGGAATCATAGGTTGTCCTGTTTCTGTTACAGTCATGGTACTTCCTCCACCATATCTAACAGTGGGTTGTTGTGGTGCAAATAAATTTGCTAGATAACCTAACATACCACCACCAGATAAATATTCTTGTGCAGCATCTCCAATACTACCAAACATACTACCAATTCCACCACCAATATCTCCAGCAAGTTGTCCTAGTGTAGGAGACATAGCTACAAATCTTCCTGTTTCAGGATTATATTGTACTCCTCTACTACGATATTTTTGATTTAATAATCCTATTTCTCTTGCCTTTTCTGGGCCAAATCTTCTTTCTAATTCCATCATCTGCATAGAATTTAATGCACCAAAACCAGGAGCAAGTACTTGTTCATATCCTTCTATTAAACCTTCGGGTGAAATCTTAGGGCCTGTGTATTCTTGATCTCTTCCTCGATCAAACATACTATCAGGTTGACACACACCATCAATTAATTGATAACCTGGAGGACAAGGATCAAAACCAACTCCTCCTCCTTCACCTTCTTCTACTGGTGCTGGAGTTGTGTCTAGTTGTGGTCGAGGAAATCTTTCACCTTCTTCTAATTCACCCGCTTCGATTTGTTCTCTACGAATATCATAAATAGGGTTGTATTGGGGTGCGGTAGATGCCATCTCTCCCGCTCTGTAAGCATCAATAATTGCTTGGTATCTAGGATCGTTTCCTATCATCTCATTCCTCTCTTAATTAAGGCTTCTTGTATGTCACCTTCGTTTTTAATTTTTTGTTTTTCTATATCGGCTAAAATCTTTTGTTTTTGTATAGCTATGTCCGCTTCTAACTTTTGTTGTTGAAGTTGGATATCGGCCATTGCTTTTTGTCTGTTTAGTTCTAATTCTTGTAAAGCCACACCTACTAATGGATTTTGTTCTTTTTGTTTCGGTGGTTGAGGTGGTATATTTGCTGGATTAATAAAGAACTGTTCAGGTGATTTATAACCCGCTACTTCGACAATCTTAGAAATGGTATTGTAGATTTTATTTTGATCTACTAATGTTCCCATTCCCCCCGCTTGAATTAATTTTTCTTGGATTGCTAATATCTGAGCCAAAGCAGCATATCGTTGTTCTGGATCTGCATTACCTAATCCTACAGTAATCGTTAAGTCCATGTTGGATACCCATGAACGAGGATCAACAGGAATATATTTTCCTCTGAGTCTTACAATACGTGCAGCATCTTGATACTTGACTACGTTAGCATAAATCAATTTAAACATTTCTTTGACACCTGTCTCTGCAAAAACACGAGCAATCATTTCAATACGCTGAGTTGCAGCGTTCATTAAGGCTCTTGTCGAAGCAGCAGTGGTATGTGACTTTTGAATTAAGTCGGGATCTGCACCCATTTGTGTTCTTGAAACACCAGTGCGTTGTTCTTTGATCTGATCGACTTTCTCCATCATACTTAAACCTTGATTTAAGAAGTTAGGAGTTGGGAAAGGTTGAACTGCGTTAGGTGATTTCACACGAACAATACCACCAGGTCTAGAAGTCAGTAAGTCGTCTAAGTTTACTTGTCCATCAGTCACAATAGTACGTGCATTATTTTGTAAGTACATATTGTCGAGTGTTTGTCTTAACACTGTGGTTTTAATTAACTGTAAATCTGCTGTTAAGTCAGTAAGGGATAGACCAAAGAATCTGTGTGGCATGGGAATCGGAGTTAATGTAGCAAAAGGAACGTGGTCTATTTCTTCGTTATCTAAGATCTCATACCCTTGACCAGCCACTGTAATCTTTCTTAACTCTGCTACTCCATCATCATCAGAGTCTACTCGCATATAACATTCAGTAACCATGACCTCTTCCATTGTGGGATCAGCATTACTCTGCTCATAAGGAGCTTGGTCGTCATAAATTCTTCTCGAAGTTTTTTCTTCGTTATAAACTTGTTCGTCAAACGCAGGTAATCCCATAATGATATCACGATCAAAACCTTCTCTCACTAACTGTGATCTTGTTTTGGTGACTCGGTGTGCAATGAAGTCTGCTGTTTGTAAATCTTTTGCTTCTCTTGAAATGAGCATCTCTTCAGGTGGTACGTTCTCTATTTGAACTTTACCGACAGTCTTTTTTCTTTTGACTTCACAATCATAGAATACTTGTTGAGACATTTGGGGGTTGCCCATCTCATCCATGACTTCTTCTTCCATCATTGTTTCTGTTTTAGAAATTAATTCCACATCGTCATTAGCAAGAAGTGATTGATATTCGATCTCTGTTAAATTTTCATAAGTTTCTTTTTTCTCTTCAATGGCTTCATTCCAAAATACTTTAATAAAACCATTCTTCTGAATCAGTGCGTCTTTGAACCAAGTGTGTAAGGTCATAAAACCAGGATTATCTTTCATTAAGATATGGTTACAATAATCAGTTGCTTGTTCTGCTGTTTCGATATCTTCAGGGCCTACAGGAGTAAACTCCACAATGGATTCACCCGCAGTAAAAATTCTCATTAAAGAAGGCAGCACACTCTCGACAACTTCTAAGGTGTCTTGAGAAGTAACTTGAGATCTACCTTCAACCTCATTGCCATAAGGTTCTCCTAAGTAGTATTCTAAAAACTTTCTTCTTTGTTCGGTAAGTTTGCCACCATAATATCCCAGAGAGTTATCGATCTCTTGGGAGATCATCGCTTTTAATTTAAATTCATCCATTATACAATTCCTATTTGGTTATACTCGATCTTTCTGCTCCATTGTTTTGTTTCGTTTAAACCGACTGCCATATAACGAAAAGCATCTGCTGCGTGAGATGTCCAATCGTGTTGTGGTCTGTTCTTGGTTTCTCCTTTATCGTTTGTTGCCCATCGATATTGTCTCAAGGCATCTAATCCATCTTTTGTTGTTTCGTAATTAAAGTAACATCTAGATAATATCATACGTACCGCGTTAATTCCGTCATCTACCGACATTTTCGGTACAACAGAGGTGGTCAGTCCGAGTGATTGAGCTATCTCTAATCTTGATTTACCTGTTCCGAGTTCTCTAACAGAGGCATCGTGAGGGAAGTAGTGAGTATCGTAGTTATAACCCCTATCTCTAAG